GGCGGTTCAACTAGAACTGTAAGCACAGGATGGAACGCAAACGCAACTGGTTCAACACCTTCTTTTGTAACTGGTGGCACAAACTTAATGGCCACCAATAGCGCAACATTCCAAATCACAGGCGTTCAACTGGAAAAAGGCTCAACAGCAACGAGCTTTGACTACAGGCCGTACACCACCGAGCTTCAGCTTGCACGGCGGTATTTTTGGAAGTCTACGCAACTTTCAGGCTCTTACGCTGCGTTTGGTTCTGGCTGGGGACAAGCCAGCACTGCTGCTTGGATTTATGTGAAATACCCGGCAACCATGAGGGCTGCGCCAACATTTACTTTTAACGATTTGATTATCGGCAACTTAACAGCTTCTCCTACGTTGACCAGTATTGGAAGCAGCGGGTTCAGCGCGGACTCTGCACTCTTGATTTGCAACGCATCCGGTGGTGGGCTAACAGGAAATTTACCGTACACGCTAATGGCAAACGTTTCATCAACAGCGGCATTTTTGGCGGCATCAGCGGAGCTTTGATATGTATAAATTAACAAACCCCATAAAACCAGAATTGCGGCCAACCGCTGTTAATCGGTTGTCCGACAACGCTTGCATCCCCTTTGACCCTGCCAACACCGACTACCAAGCCTATCTTGCTTGGGTGGCTGAAGGCAACGTCCCAATCCCTGCTGATGAGGTGACAGGTGGATAACCAGCAGCTCTTCAATCTGGTGGTAAGTGTCGCTGGCTTCTTGGCGGCATACGTCATCAACAACCTGACACGCACCATCCAGAAGTTGGAGGACAAGGTCAATGACATGCCTCACAGCTACGTCACCAAGGATGACTACCGATCAGACATTGCTGACATCAAGTCAATCCTGAAGCAGATCTTCGACAAGCTGGACAACAAGCAAGACAAATGATGTGGATCCAATCAGCATCTGCCTACTTGCGGCTGGTTTGGTCAAGCAGATCCAAGCTGGCTGTGAGCTGTACAAGCAGGCTAAAGAATCTTTTGTCGAGATCAAAGCAACTGCTGATGAAGTCATTGCAATTGGCAAAGAGGTTCATGGATTCTGGGGCCAGCTCCTTGCGTTCTTTGGCAGCAAGCCAAAGCCCCAAGCTGCAAAGCCTGTGGCAAAGAACAAGAAGTCTGCCTATGTCGCTGTTGACGAGACTCAAGTCAAAGTTGACATCGTCAAAAACCTGACCGAGTTTTTCAGACTGCAAGAGCAGTTGGCTGCACACATCAGGGAGGAAGAAGAGAAGAGCCTGACAGTCTATGACCCAGATCAGAACTTGATGGAGGCGGCGCTCAAGAGAGTGATGGCACAACAAGAGATGGACAGGCTGGTTGTGACCATCAGGGAAACGATGGTGTACCAGTCACCGCCTGAGATGGGTGCGCTGTACAGCGAGGTCTTCAAGATGCGGGATGTCATATCTGATGAACAGGAAAAGGCAAGGCTGAAACAGGAGGCACAAAAGCGGGAAGCGGCATGGCAACACAGGCAAGAGGAAAGAAACCTGCAAGCAAAGCTGGCGGCAGTGGTAGCGACTTCTATATTCCTCCTGTACCTGTGGTTGTGGCTCCTGTTCGTCGGTCAATTGGGGAAGAGATAGTGGGCTGGGTTGCTGCTTGCGTGCTGATCGCCTTCTTGCTTCCAATGGGGGCCATGCTGTACCTCGACATCCTTGAGGCCAAGCATGAGGTGAAGGAACAGGTCGAAAAGGTTGAGAAGTTAAGGCGAGAAGTTGAAAGGAAACAACGTGACAAAAACCGCAATGATTCTGATGGCGCTGCTGGTGACAGGATGTCTGGAAGATAGATTCCGTTACCCATGCCAAGACCCAAAGAACTGGGAACTTGCCGAGTGCAAGCCGCCCATTTGCACAGCAACAGGCACATGCCCTGACCAACTCACCAAGCCAGAAAAGGAGTCCAAGTAATGGCAACCATCGGATACAAACCAAACAACCGCCTGTCACCAGAAGAGATTGAAGCTCGCGTCTGGGCGTGGGTGATCTTTGTGATCTCCATCATCTTGCTTGGCTCATGCTTCAGCTTCATCTACAGCGTGACGTTTGTTACTCAGCCTATGGTCGGCATGGCTCCGATCGACAAGGTCTACACCAAGATGATCAACGATATCATGTTGCTGTGTACTGGTGTGTTGGGTGGTGTGGCTGGACGCAAGGCAGTGTCTGCTGCTGTTGCCACGGCCACCGCCAAGGCAGAGAACATTGACAGCGACAACGACGAGCCGCCAAAGCCATGAAAGACATTCTTGGTGGCCTGCTGATGCTGGTGCTGGTGTTTGGTGGTGGCTACTGCACCGGCAAGCACTATGAGCAAGAGGCCCAGCAGGCCGAGGTTGACAGGCTCAACACCGAAGCCAGAGCCAAGGAGGTGGCGCTTGCCGCTGCCGTCACAACAACTGCAAACGCATTGAGGGTATCAAATGAAAAAGCAAAGACTATGGCAAAGCAGCGCGATGCTGCTATTGACTCTGGCGCTCTCAAGCTGCGCGTCAAAGCGACCTGCGCCGTACCAGCCGCCACAGATCCCACCGCTCCCGCCGGAAGTGGTGGAGGAGAAGCATCAGCCGAGCTTGACCGAGAGACTGCTAAAGCTCTTGTCGCCCTGACCGAAGAGGGTGACCGCGCCATCACCAAGCTCAACGCTTGCATCGATTTGTACAACCACGCGATTGAATCGCAGAAAGGCATCAAATGAATCTGTCAGAAAACTTCAGCCTGCACGAAATGTGCAAGTCAGAAACAGCCCTGCGCATGGGCTATGACAACACCCCTGATGACGAAGCCACAGAGAACCTTCGTGCCTTGTGCGAGAACGTGTTGCAAAAGGTACGCGACCACTACGGCAAGGGCGTGAAGGTCAACTCAGCCTATCGCAGCCCAGAGTCCAACGCTGCTGTTGGTGGCTCCAAGACCAGCGATCACTGCAAGGGCATGGCTGCCGACATCGAGATCCCCGGCGTGGCCAATGCCGATCTGGCCCAGTGGATCATGGACAACTTGGACTACACCCAGTTGATCCTCGAGTTTTACACTCCCGGCATTCCAGACAGCGGCTGGGTGCATGTGTCCTACGACCCAGCCAACCTCAAAAAGCAAGAGCTCACCGCCACCAAGGTGGCAGGCAAGACTCAGTATTTGCCGGGCTTGGTTGCTTGATTACTGTGCAGCACCCAGCGCTTTGATGCGCTGGCTGTAGCTGGCTGTGTGTCTGATCCGCTTGATCGAGTCAATCCGCTGGATGACTTCTTCATTGATCAGCCGCAGCTCTTTCAGGATGGTCATGCGGTCACGCGCTGGCCGCTTGCCTGCTCTGGCAGTCTTGTCTGCCAAGTCTTCGTAGGCATCGGCCCACTCATCCAAGCTGCTGTGAACTGAGTAGGCATCCTCTTTGCCGGGAACCATCAGCGCGTAGCCAATCGGCTGCACGCCATCAGTCTGGACAACAGGCTCCACCACCTCCACCACCTCGGCCACCGGCTCCACAACCTCAACAACTTCTGGCTGCACAAGCGCTGGCTGCACAAGCGCTGGCTCCGGGTCAACGGTGTCGGCCAGTGCGGCTTCGATGATCGCTCTGTCGTTGGTCATTTCAGGGATGGCCACCGGCGCAGGCTTGGCCACCATGTCCAGCGGGTTGCGTGGGGTGATGTCTTTGGCTGGCCGTGGCTTGGCCTCATCAGGGTAGTCCTGCGCCTCCTCGGCGCTGATCAAGCCCTTGAGCACATCAGGGAAAGCGTCCCGCAGCGCAAAGCCCCGGGCACGCATTTGCATCATGCGCTTGGGGTATGCCGACCATGGTCCTTGTTTGCCCCACAGGCCAGCTCGCTTGGCATCCTCAACGCTGAACTTGGCCACCACTGGCTTGCGGTTCTTGCGCTTGGCCACACACACGGCCACCGGGTTGGGCGTGCCTTCGTTCTCGAAGTACTCTTCGACATCATCGCAGACCGCGCTGGCCTGCACCAACGCCATCATGGCATCACCGTAGACCGATGGCTTGCCGTTGATCACCGCGATGTTTTGCAGGGCTTGCATGGGCGCAAGACCCATCTCCATGCCCCACTGCACGCAGACCAGAATGTCTTGCGGCTTGTTTTGGTAGGCCTTGGGAACCATGTTGCTGTTGGACAACATCTCGCTGAAGGTGATGGCCTCGGTCAGGGTGGCTGGCGCGAAGCCGCGCTGGCTAGTGGTGGTCAGTTGCATTTGATTGTTCCTCTGTGACATAGGTTTGCATGGTGGTAAAAATCAGATTGGCCATGGCATCAATGAATGCCTCGGCCTCCTCTTCGGTGCAGTCGGTGGCATTGAGCATGGCCACAACGGCCTGCTCATATGCTTGTATCAGGTCTGGCATGTCCGGCTGGTTCAAGGCTGCTCCTTGATGGTCAGCGTGGACTGGCGAATGCTGTAGGCCTCCTTGGCTGGAACCAAGCGCTCTGGCGCTGCCTTGTAGTTGCGCATGGGCCAACTGATGACGTACTGGCCAGCTCGACCGCGTTCAGCTTTGCCAAGTGCCTCCTTTATTTTTTTTTCAGCTTCATCGATGCCAGCCTCGGCCATCCTGATTGCTGCCTTGTTGTTGACAATGACCTGCGCCAGCTCGGCCACGGTGCTGTCGAGCTCAACCTCTTCCTTGGTGGCTGCGGTCGGGTAGATGCGATCCATCTCCTTGCTGGTCTCTGGTGGATACCAGTCGATTGCGCCAGACTCGCGGTAGGTTTGCAGCTTGTGCTCGAAGGCCAGCACAGCTTTGATGATCTCTTTTTGGGTCTCATGGTGCGGTGCAAACAGGAAGACCCGCAGCTCGATGCCTTGGTACAGCACGCAGACCGCACCCCACTTGTGGCCGGTGATCAGCATCTGGCCTTGCAGTTGGATGGGCCCACGCGCAAGGTGTGGCACATCTTCGGGCATCATCTTGGTCAGCTTGGCCTCAAGCACGCCGGGGCCATTGAGCACGATGGAGTCTTGGCCAACCACATAGATGCCTTTGTCGGGGTCGGTGAAGACCTCTTGGCCAAGCCCAAAGCCGATGCCATCCAGCGAGCACGACAGGGCGACAGCGTTGTGGGTGTAGGCCTGCCCGATCTGGGTGTCATAGTCTGTGGTCCCCAAGCGCTTGGCAGCCTCGATCAAGATGACCGGCTCCAAGGTATTGCCCCAGCCCATGGCCTCATTGCCAATGTCTGGGCGTTCTTTGCCGTCAATGGCGTTGATGCTGAATTGCAGCTCATCGTTGGGTGTGCTGTATTTGCTGAAGCCCATGAGGCCGGGAAGGCGCGAGGCGCTCATTGCTTTATCGTCGGTCAGTTTGCCTGCCATGATTTACTCCTGTAGTTGATAAACGCGCACCACTCTGGCGTGCGCTTGGGGGTGATTGGCCTCAACAAGGCCAACCTTGCGGAACTGCTTGGTGCGGAAGACCGCGCCCAAAACAGATGGGTGGAGGTGCGCAGGGATCTGAACCCGCTCGCGCACATCGTTGATGCTGACGCTGCCATGCTGGCGGCAGACCTCGGCAGCGACCGTCCTGCACCGGGCAAGGAAGTCGGCATCACGCTGCTCAAACAGGTCGAGCTGCGCGTCCCGGATGATCTGGCCAACCTTCATGTCAGGATGACCACAACCAGCGCGATGGCTGAAACAACGTACAAAGCCATGTCGGCAGCGAAGTCATTGCGGCCATCAACGTGCAGTGGTGGTGGCAGCATGGAGCGCTGAAGGCGCAGCATGTCAGGGTCGGATTCTCTGGGTAGGGGTGGCTCATAGCATGAGCTGATGATCACTTTGCCGGTATCGATTTTTTTGGCCATGGTTTGCTCCTTAGATGCGTTTGAGAAGGTTGGACACCTGTGAGGCGTTCCAGTTGGTGTTGCCGCGTGGTGTGGCCACGCCGCGTGCTTGCAGGGCTGCTGCGATGTCGCGCATGGTTTCGGCGCCAGACTTGGTGATGATGTCGCGCACGATGGGGCCAACGCGCTCGGCGTACTTGTCTGCCTTGGCTTGGATCTTGGCCACGCCGATGGCAGAGCCAATCTGTGGTGTTGGGCAGCCAAGGGTGCGGCCCTGTGCTTTGACCTGCGCCAGCGCTGACTTGGTGCGCTCGCTGATCTTGCGTGCTTCCCACTCAGCAAACACGGCCATCATCTGGAGGAAGGTGCGGTCGGCTTCGGGCATGTCAGCGCAGACGAAGGGCACGCCGGACTCCAGCAGGCCAGAAATGAAGTGGACATTGCGAGCGAGGCGGTCGAGCTTGGCGATGACCAATGTGGCCTTGGCCTTTTTGGCGGTGGCCAGTGCTGCGGCCAACTGCTCGCGGTCATTCTTGCGGCCAGACTCGACCTCGGTGAACTCGGCCACCAGCTCGGCAGCGGCGATGTGCTTGGCCACAGCGGCACGCTGGGCATCGAGGCCGAGGCCTGACTGGCCTTGGCGGTCGGTGGAGACGCGGTAGTAGGCGACGAATTTGGTGGCCATGATCAAGCCCCTGCCAGTGCGTTGATGGCGGCACGCTTGGTGTCAAATGCTGCGTAGAACTCAGGACCATTGCCATAAGTGTTTGTCAGTGTCCAGCCGCTGGCTGTTTTGAGGATGCTGTACTGAACCAATGTGCCGCGAGAGGTGTGGCCAGTGAAGTAATACAGGCCAGAGCTGATGCGTGAGATGGTGGGTTTGCTTGTCATGTTGAACTCCTTGCGCTTTATCTGCGCGTTGAACATGGATGTATGTTAGCACAGTTTGTATATCGCTTTGGAAGTGGCTAAACCAAGTATTTTCTAGGGAGTTACCCTAATACAACACATTTGGCTGGGCAGGCGGTATCGCGTAGATATACACTCCACGCCCATGAAACCCAAACTCAAACCATTCCTCATGCGCTTGCACCCGGTCACGCGGGAGCTGTTGGACAGGGCCGCAGCCGATCAGGGCCGCAGCGTGTCATCCCTGATTGACCAGTGTGTGCGAGACCAGCTCTCGCCGCGCTACGGTGAGCTCCAGCCACGGCTCCAACGCTTCTTGGGCGGGGTGCGCCAGCCATGAACATTCAAGACGCAAAGCGGCTGCTGGACACCATCAAGGAGGGCGCAAGCTACCCCACAGAGGTGGTGGACAAGGCGCTGGACATGACCGGCGACCAGCGCGACTACACCTACCTGCCATCAACAGAGATTGACGAGTTTGTGCAGGCACTGCGTGAAGGCGGTGCGATATGAACGAGACCATCTTGGCACTCGACTTGGGCACGACCACAGGCTGGGCTTGCAGGCCCATGGACGGCTCCATAGTCCACGGTTGGGCCAGCTTCAAGCCGGGCAGGTATGAGGGTGGCGGCATGCG